TAGTGATATCTGCCAACTCACCATTGGGGAAGTGAACACGGAAGTTTTTATTTATTCCGTCTTGCTTAAATAAGGCTTTAACGCTCTCTGGAATATTAAGCATTTACTCACCTCTCCGTTACCGTGATCGTCTGAACCCGCCAGAACCGGTCGTTAACCAAATCCCACCGGCTGGCATTGGTCATATCTAAAAACGCATCGATTTCCTCGGTGGTGCCTGTGTTATTTACATAGACTGTAACGGGGTAATATCCGGCGACATTTTTCTGAGCGGCGAGGAGAGCCTGGAACGCCTCCCAGCTTTGCGAGTCCTTAAAACCGAGGAGCACGGAGCCAGTAATCTGAGTCCGTGCTATTTCTCGATGATTGATCCAGTTGCCGTCGACCCATTCTTGATAAACATCGGCCTGGTTCATGGTGTAATTCTGGATGTCTGCATAAGCTGACAAGTCGGTGTTCCCGATCTTAAAAAAGGTCATTATCATGTCATGGCCCCCAGAGCATTGTAATTGGTTGCCTTTGTCCGAACCGTGTTAGTTTCACGGACGAGCCGGAAAATCTTATTGGTGTCGCCTTGGATCACAATCGGGCGCTTGCTGATAGCATCGGCCAGCCTGCCGTAATCGATCTCCGCAGAGCTGCGAGATGCATTAAAAGCAGGCCCAGCATTTGCGGCCCTGGCGTAGTCCATCCCAGCGACATCTATCATCCCTTGCACGGTTTTATTGAGCGCCGCCTCGTTTTCTGTAATGCCGACCTCAATTCCCGCCGGAATCCATTTACCGACCTGATCGGCAAAGAGCTTGGACGGAGATCCAATACCTAAGAAATCCTTTGCAGACTGCAAGGCATTAGCCGCAAGATTTTTAAGGGACTCCCAGAGAGCTGTGGCGCCTGCGTCGATGCCTCGGATGATACCGTTGATGATCTCAAGGCCAAGACTGTTCCAATCGATACCGGCAAACGCCGTGGAAAACTCTGAGAAGAGTTGCGGGATCATGCCGATAAGCGTCGGGATAGCGGAGATAGCGCCCGCCGCCAGCTCACCGAGCAAAGAAATGCCAGCCTCCAGAATGGTCGGGAGATTCTGTAAAACACCGGAAACAAACTGCATGGCCGCCTGCAAACCTCCGGAGAGCAACTGCGGCAGAGCCTGCACAATGCCATTTAACAGCGTTGACAGGATCTCAAATCCGGTAGCAAGCAATTGCGGAAGCGCTTGCACAATGCCCATGAGCATTGTCGGAATAAAAGTTGTCGCCGTAGTGATCAGCTGGGGGAGAGCACTTACAATGCCTTGGACGAGAGTCAAAAGCATATTCATGCCGCCCGTTAAGAGCATCGGGAGCTGGGTCGTAATGCCGGTGAGCAAACCTTGGACTAACCCCGCCGCCGCCGGAATAAGCGCCGGGCCTATCGTAGTCATCAGGCCCGTAAACAAGGCGGGCAACTGAGTAACCACATTGGTGAGCATCCTAACAACATTTGTAAGGACATTGCCGACACTTTCACCGAGGTTGGACATTGCCGACTCCAAACCGTTGCCAGTAGTCAACGCCGCAAGTAAGTTTTGCCAACTCGCTTTCATGGCCCCGATGGAGCCAGTAAGAGTTGTCTTTGCCTCATCTGCCGCCACGCCGGTCAGGCCGAGCTCACCTTGGATAACATGGATTGCATCGTACACATCACCAAGATTGTTAATGTCGTACTTTATGCCGGATAGCTTTTCAGCGTCGGCGAGGAGCCGCTCCATCTCGGTTTTCGTGCCACCATAGCCCAATTTAAGGTTATCGAGCATGGTGTAATTTTGCTTCGCAAACCCTTGATAAGCCGCTTGGATGCTACCGATGTCGGTGCCCATCTTGGCGCTGTTGTCCGCCATGTCCATGATGGCGGTGTTGGCCGCCTCCATGGCCGCCTGGGTGTCTCCGCCAAACGCCTGTTTAAGAGCGGCGCCAACAGAAACCGCCTGCTCTGCATAAGTATTTGCAGAAATGCCAGCCGCCGCCGCTTCAACGGCATATTGCTTGGCGCTCTCTGCGGCATCTCCATAAATAGTCTCTAAACCGCCAAAACTCTGCTCGAGAGCACCGCCCGCGGAAAAGGCGTCTTTAATCAGCTTACCAACTGCGGCAGCCGCAAAAACCTTTTTGAAACCGCCGAGGAGTCTAGCACCGAGATTCTGCCCAGCGTCAACACCGGCACCGCTAACGCCGGAAAGTTCCTTTTGAATACTGCTTGAAATGCCTTTAGCACTCGGCACGATTTGCACATAAGCCTTGCCGAGATCTGCCATAGTCATCCCTCCAATTGGGATGCCCGCCATTTGCGGAAGTCCTCCACATTGTCAAAGCCGCCAGTCTTCTCCGGGGCCTCGCCAATAAGCTGCTCAAGAATCGATTTGGGAGGAGTCTTCCCTCTGCGGGCTTTTTGGTCGAGTAATTGCCATGACACGATCCGCACGCCGTCGGCAATCATGGCAAGTAAAAGCGTATTGAGCGGCCATTGCGTGCCGCTTAGTTTTCGCATGATGCGAGAGTCAGGCCCCAGCCCGTTGGCCAGCGTTGCGGCAGTCCTTACGGGCAACGCACGCCAGTCAAAAACATGGTAAGTCTCGGCAAAGTCGCAAATCAATGCTCCCTCGTCGAGACTCACCATGCGGGCGAGGCCTAGGAGTTTTTTACTGCGTCCCCTCCGCATTGCATGATCTCATCAAGGGCATCGGAAAACGCCATGATCGGAACGCGCCCGTCGTTGGACTTGCCGATATGATCGTACAGCGCGGCTCTCTGGTCCCTGCCTAGCAGTAGCTCTGCAAGTCTGGAGCCTGCCGCGAGCCGGTCAAACTCTGGAGCGTTCTCGTCGTTGAGCATGACGATCAGATCGAGTACTCGCATGTCGTCAGCTCTGGACGCATCAAAGGTGTAGTTAAATCCCGTACTAGTGGTGCCTGTTTTCACATCCTCGCCCTCCCATGATCATCAGGTCGCCGTCTTGATATACTCGTAATGCTGAACACCATTGGTGTCCGGCAGAGCGTTGAGCGTCAGCTCGTAGCCGATGGGTTCGTCGTCTTTGTAGACGATCTCACCGAGCTCAGACATAGAGCCGTTGGGGATAACGACGCGTTTCATCGCGCCGCCCTTGAGCACCATGTCAATGACATAGCAGGCGTCCACTCGCTGATCCGCCGTAGCCTGCACCGTGATGGTGCCAGCCTGACTATCAACGGTGACTTTGCTGTCACCATAGACGGCCTTAAGCACATTGGGATTGAGAGACTCGATGAGGGTCAGCGTCCACTCGTCGGACATCTCATTCTGGACGACGAGAACGGTGGCGCCGCCCCAGGCCTTGATCGTGTCGGAATCGGGAGTGTTGTTATTGGTGACACCATCCTCGGAGACATAACCGAGCTCGAGGAAAGCCGTACCAAGTGCAGTGGTCGCATCGGTCGGCAGCGTGGTGCCGGTAGGAGCACGGAAGACCGCTCCGGCGACTTTCGGCTTGCCGGTCGACACATTAGCAACATTGGGCATAGTGTTTTACCTCCTAAAACGAAAATACAACCTCAAAGACCGCTTGATATCTCGGGCGCTTCTTGGTTGTGTCTGTAAAATTATATGTGGTGTCTAAATGACACCTCGAGATTTCAGACTCCTCAACAGATCTTTTCATCGTTGCGATAACCGTCTGGTTGAGCGCTGCGGCCTCCGCCCGGGTCGGTGCCCAGCTCTGCACCGCTATATCGGCTCTCGTGATGAGGTTCTCCTCACCGCCGCCGACTTGCTCAACAGTAACGAAACGCTCCGGGGCCGGTTGCGGCTCGTCGCCGTATGCTTGCACCCCAACGAGGTTCTGATTAAGATAGTTGATAAAAAACTGTTCTGGAGTCATACTTTCACGCTCCTCTTGGCTTTCTCCAAGATGTTTTCTTTCCGTGTTTTATGGTATGCATGAATAGAGCCCGGCCTGACAGTTGCGGCGACACGGTTAGCGCCCATTTTAACCTCGGCATTATATTCAAGGCCCCCGGACATATCGGAGGCGTTGGACGCAATCATATTAGCCGCATCCGCAATAATGCCTTGCATCTCCCCGCTCTGGAGCAGCTCCCGCACGCCTGCCGTGTTAAGTTCAAACCGGATCTTACTCATAGCGCTCAACCATAACGACGGAACCCCACGGCCCGGGGATGTTGGCTTGGTTGGCGGTTTCGGGGAAACCGATAGTTTTAAAGGTCTGGCCCCAAAACTCGACAATTGTGTCCGTCCAATCGTGAGCGTCACCCTTGGGGATGCCAAGAGAGTAGGCGAGACGCTTGCCGTAGAGATCTAACGCTCTGGCTTCTGCCTCGCTATCCGGCCTGCCGATCAGGATGCCGGTCACAACCGCCGTGCCATCTGCATAAACCGGATTATTGAAAGCATCGACGCCGGTCTGCGTCTTCACATGGAGCGTTACATTGTCTGTGTGGAATTTCCAGGCCATAGCTTCACCGCCCTAATACCTTGACGCAAAAGACCGAGGCGCTTGAGATCATTATTCATGATAGCGCCCGCAATGCCACCGCCGGGGACGGCGTAGGTGCCGCTCCAGCTAAACCCAAGGCCGCTCTGGCTCTCCTGAGTCATGGCGTCGCCATTGGTATCCTGGCGGAGCACTCGTGCAGTTACATCGACGGTCACGAGTTTTACAACGCTTGCATAACTCGCATCCGCCGCCACCATCTCGTCGAGATCTTTCCCGACCTTGATGGCCTCCTGTCTGAGTGCATCAGAAATAAGCGGGAGCAAAGCGTCGGCCCTTGTAGTCTCTTCAACGGTCAAAGGACGCCAAAGAGTTGCCAGATCCTCAACGGTTGCATAAGCTGTCATTTTGCTTTAGCCCCTCTCGTTTTAACCGTTTTTGTCGGTTTCTTGGATGCCTCATCCACTTGGGGAGGAGTGGAGGTTTCCTCCACCCTCTCCCAAGCGCCGGACATCTCAGACGGGACATCAATAACGACGCCCAGTTTGATGTGCCGGTATTTCATCAGGTCTGACCTTCATCATCCTGGCCGTTACCAACACGAATGACAGCAAAACTGTCGGGAGCCAGGATGCCCCAACCGATATAGGCCTCGGCACGGAGCAGCACCTCGTTGTACTGCTTGAGGTCGTGGCCAGCGCCGTCAGGATCACCGTACTCGATAACCTCAAGAGGAACATTGACGGAGTAGCCCCAACGGAAAGCACGGCCAAAGTCACCGACGATAGCCATATCGGTCGGAGCACCGACGGCAGAACCGGTGTAATTCACGGTGCCATTGACATCGGAACGCAGGCCCGCAAAGCCGTCAGGATTGGCACCGAAACGGAACTCGGGGAACTGGACAACGCCGTTAACCTTGAGGTTGCCCATGGCAGCGCCGAAAGCGGGCGCCATAGCAATGCCGTCGACAGAACCGCCAGCGGCCTGGATAGCGGCCACGGCGCTCTCGATGTTGTTGTCAGGAGCGGTAGAATCATAAGTAATGATAGCGCCGACGGTCAGCAGATCGTCGAAGTTGTAGGGAG